ATTTTCACGACATATTGTCGGAGTATAAGGTTTTAGGGCTTATTGAGTTTAACAAGACCAATAGAACTTACAAGTATCTAGATAGAATGGTAGAATTTTTTGGGGCTGATGACCAACAGAAGATAAGGGGATATAAGGCTAATATATTATTTTGTAACGAGGTCAATGAGCTAGGATTCAAGACAGAGTTTAGTCAGCTACTATTCAGGACTACTGATGTAATATTTATGGACTTTAACCCCTCTGACCCTTTTGTATGGGTAAATGAGGAGATAGAGCAAAAGCGCTCAGCTGAAAAGAAAGATGTAGAGGTAATAGTATCTACTTATAAGGATAACCCATTTATTAATAAAGCACAGGTGCAGGAAATAGAATACCTGCAATACTCAGACCCTGAGCTTTGGAAAGTTTATGGCTTAGGGGAATATGGCAAGGTAGAGGGGCTTGTAATACCTAGCATAACATTAATAGATGAAATGCCTGATGATTTGAGAAAAGTAGGGGGAGGAATGGACTTTGGGTTTAGTAATGACCCTACAGCTTTTTATTTATGTGGAATTAAAAATAATAGGGAAACAAAGGTTACAGAATTGTATCTAGACGAGCAAATATATGAAACAGGGCTTACTGATTCTGACTTGATTAAGATAATGAAAGGAACACCAAAGAATTTAAGGATATATGCAGATTCGGCTCAGCCATCAACTATTGAGGAAATAAGGCGAGCAGGATATAATATAGCTCCTGTAACCAAATTTAAAGACAGCCTCAAACATGGACTGCAAATAATGAAAAGAACTCGTATATTTGTAACTAAGCGAAGCATAGGAATGATTAGAGAGCAAAAGCAATATAAGTATAAAATGTTGGCTAATGGGCAGTATGATAACACCCCTATTGATGCTTATAATCATGCTATGGACGCTGTAAGATATTATTGTTTAATGAATCTATCAGCCTCAATGACAGGCTTCGGATTCGCCAATCCAACAAGATGAATGAACACGAATTGATACACGAAATAATAGCTAAGGATAGCAAGCATAAATACTATGACAGAGTAAACCATGTATCGCACATGGCAACTATATTGAATACAGGGATAGGTCAGGAGGAGATGCTAACTAGCTTGAGGAAAAGGGAAAGCAAAGAGCAGATGCAACAACGTATTGATATAACCAATTCAATTACCCAAGTCCCTGTGGCTATTACCCAAAATTATTACAATAAAGTAAGAAGAGTATCAGGGGTACTAAAGCGCATAGAAAGTGATGATACTGAAAGACTAGAAATGCTAGAGAATCAGGTGTATAACTTCCATGCCCATCAAACCCTAGAGGAGTATATACATGACACTTTAAGCCATTATACGTTTTATGACCCTAACGCCTATCTATTAATATTACCTGAAACTATTTATGGAGAATCAGGACAGGCAATAGATATTGAAATTAGCCATCATGTTATACCTAGCCACAGGATAGTGATGACCTCTGAGAATAAGGGAAATACAGAATGGGTCTTAGTTAAGACAGTAAGATACATAACCGACAAATACAATAGGTCTCAGGAGGTGTATGATTATACTTATTACACAGCAGGCAACGTTATAGAGCATATAGACGTAACAGAGGGAGGGGAGGTAGGCGACTTGGGAACAGTAAAAATAGACGATGGCAAAGGAAAAGAGAGGATTTATGCAATGTTTGAATACCCTAACAGCTCTAAGACTTGCCCTGCAATTAGCCTTAAGACATACCTAGACCCTCAGACCAATAACAAAACAGGAGTAACACCCTTAGAGCCTGCAATACCATTATTAAAGAAGCTAGTCAATATAAACAGCCTTAATGACCTAGTAACTTTCTTACATACTTTCCCTAAGCGCTTTGTGTTGTCTAGGAAGTGCCAAGACCCTGAATGCGACAATGGATATTATGCAGACGGTATGGTATGCGGAACTTGTAAAGGCACAGGGGCAGACCATCACACTAGCGAGCAGGATATAGTGGTTATTACTGTTCCTGATGGGGCTTTAGCTAATGAGATACCTAACTTAACTAATTTCAGCCATACAGAACAGCCTGATATTGCTACACCTCAATACCTAGATGGAAAAGTTAATGAGCTTATCAGGTCAATATTGTTAGCTATATTTAACCAAGAGGTGTATTCAATGGTAGAGGTAGCAAAGACAGCTACTGAGAAAATGCTAGAGTATCAGAACATCTATGACAAGCTACAACCATATACAGAAAGAATTAGCATAATATATGAGAGGGTAGTGAAGCTCATGGCTAATTACTACGAAATCGAGGTAGAAGTGCAGCATAGTTTTCCCCTAGACTACCAATTTGAAACTGAGGTAGATTTAATCAGTAGATACTCAACAGCGAAGCAGGCAGGGTTAAGTCAGGAGATACTTAACAGCTATGAAACTAAAATCCTAGAGCGCCAATACAGGAATAACCCTTATAAGGTAATGCTAGAAAAGTCATTAATGAAGCATAAGCCTTTCAGCGATAAGTCAGAGAGCGCAATAATTAGCATATTGACCAACAGGGCTAATAATGACTATGACAAAGTATTATGGGAGAATTGGGCTAAGGTAAGGGAGATAATCAATAGGGAGTTTGAGGATTTCCCCTATGTGAATGAGCAAAGGCAAATGCAGATAATGGAGAGTATAGTTGATTCTATCCTGCAAGACATAAAATACAATGTTCCTGAGGATGTTGTACTAAACCTTGACTGATGACTGAAAGCGAAATAAGAGCCATTATAGACCGTTTAATTGAAAAGCGCACTAGTAAGCTAGAAGCACTAATTAAACGCTATGAGAGGGCTTTATATGACGCTAGTAACCAAGTAGTAGATAGCCTAGACATTACATTTACAGTAGAGGGTAGAAAATCAATAGAGCCAACAGCCAAGAATATGCGCAAGGCTACAAGTGGCTTAGTCAAGCAATTAGAAAGAACCATCCAAGCTATTAAGCGCTCTATCCTAGCTGAGATATTCCTGACAATCAAAGACATAATCACTAATACTATATCTTTCAAAGTGGCTCAGGGTAATGCAGTTAGCAAAGCTCAACAAACAGATGCCCTAGACATAGTATTTACTCGTTATGGCTATTCATATAAGACAGGTAAGATTATCAAAGGTGGTTATCTAGATGCCATTACCGATATGACCCCTGTAATTAGTAGAGTGTCAGGCGATATGATTAAAGCGATTCAGGCAGGTCAAGGGTTAAATGAATTTAAAAGACAATTTAGGGCGCAATTTTTAGGGGCAACTAATTCAGGGGATTTATCAAGCTATTTCAATAGATGGGCTAGAGATATATACCAACAAGCAGATGCTGTATCTAATTTACAGCTAGCTCAAGAGCTAGGTCAGGAGTTTGCTATATATGGAGGAACGGCAAAAGATAATACAAGATGTTTTTGCTTAGAAAGGATAAATAACGTATATTCAAGGGTAGAGATAGAAAGTTGGAACAATAAGCAATGGACAGGAAAGATTAAAGGGGGTAATGTATTGATAGACAGAGGAGGGTATAATTGTAGGCACATATTGAATTGGGTTACTGAGGAGACGGCTAATGCCATTCTCAAATCAAGAGGCAAAGAGATTAACCAATATAATGAAAACGTATGCTAAACATGATGGGAACAGTAACAGCTTATGACATAGATGGTAATGAGATTCAATTTGACATAGATATTATAGCCAAAGACATGGATGATTTTTTTGACGCTCTAGATTTGATATTAGACGAGAATTTCGTAGATGAGTATAAGATTGACCTATACGAATATCATAGCACAGTAACGGATAACGCCAAAATAAGCGTACCACAAATAGATAACTAATGTATTTAAGTGATTGGCAGGTATATTTGATTCATGATACTCTAGGAACTAAGATGACAGCTCCTAAGGTAAGCGATTTAGTATTTACCTATGAGGAGAAAGAAAACAAAGAAAACCTGCGATTAATACTTGATACCCCCCTTATATTCACAGGCGATGATTACCAATATATTCAGGATGCCATAGCGTTAAGCAGTTGCCCTGAGATAACCGTAGAGATTAAATACAGAAGCTCATTATTTTGGACAGGGTATATTAATCCAAAGCTAGGTACATTTGATGAGGATGTTTGTAGGGTAGAGATTAAGGCAACAGCTGAGGATTTGAATGATTGCCTAGATAACATTCTAGAGGAGGAGCAAAACATACTGTTCCTAAACTTACCAAGAAAAACAGCCTATTTAGGCTATCCAAATGCTGAGTTGAATATTCAGACCTGCATATTGGGTAACTTTGATAATGTAGAGATAGTAGATAATGTTCTATATCAAGGTGGAGACCCTGTTTATCAGGTGGGGGATGAGCCTGACTTCACTACATGCGGATTGGGTGCAGAAAATGGATGGGCGTTATATCAGGAAAAAATAGAGCTTATTAGCGTTAATCCTGATGGCACATTTACAGTCAGGGTGGAGAATAAATATGTAAGGGAGGAGGTAAGTCTAGATTGCTCAGGTGGTGTTCCTGTGGATGCTCCTGAGGGCTTTACCTTAATTACCGATAATTGCTCGGTAGATGGAACAGCTTTATATGGCAGACCTCCTGTAACTTATGAGAGCGAAAGAACAGGATATTTGATTACATCCCTAGAGGTTGACCCATTGACATGGAGTAGCTTAGACGATGGAAGCAGTAGAATAATAGATTACAGGGTAACAGGGTATAACTCAATAGGGAATATAACTAGCTATGGTAGGGCTTTAGCCCTTAATGATGTAATAGAGAAAATGGTAGAAGATTGCGAGCTGACAGTAGTAAGCAACCTGCTAAACATTAACCCTGATGCAACAGCCCCTACTAATGATGTATATAGCAGTACAGAGCTTCATAATTTACTTATTTGGCAGAAGTCAGACATTAAGCGACCTACCTCAGCCTCAGGTGCAGTCAATGGCAATACAACGGTTAAGGAGATGTTGGAAATGCTAAATATATTCAACATAAGCTGGCGCATAGACAATGATAAGCTCAGGATAGAGCATATAAGCTATTTTGAAAACCTAGAAACCAATGGGGATGACTTGACTGTATTATTCCCCTCTAGAGTGAGTGGCAGG